ACAAAAACGATTGTAATCTTCATTCGATGCTTCAATTAAATTTTGAATGCCTTCGTCTAAGGACTTTGCAGGTTGTACTTCTATCATGTTAAGCTACCTTTCTCATTAAACTAAATGGTACTCTCCAAGAAGCACCATTCACATTGATTAATGCTTTTTTGATATTGATCTTGGAAACAATACCAATTCGTTGACGACCATTCGGTCTACCAAACGATACTTTGTCGCCGATGTTAAACTCGGCAGCTGCAAGAACATTTTTGCGTGATCTTGCTTCGTTCACGGCATGAACAATCTGATTGAGTTCAGTATTGTTCATCGATTTAATTGCGTTAGTAATTTTAAGAAGTTCTTGTAATGTCATAATGTAGTTCCTTTCGTTTATTGATTGAAGATTTCTAAGTCTTCAATTTCTTCGTTAGTAGCGATTTCAACGTCTTCGTTGTCATCAGTTTCAAAACCAAACTCTTGTAAAAGAGCATCTAAGTTTTCGTCTTCATATTGTCTTTTAATCATGTCTCCATGTTATAGGAAAAAGAGCGATTTGTAAAGCCCTAAAAAGCAAAAAAATGCAAAAATATTGTGCATAATTGTCGCACTTTATCTCTAGCTGCGACAATATGTCGCACTTTGGCAACTCATATAAATACTTTTTATGAGTGAATGTAAAAATTGCGGTCACAACTGTCACTGTTCCAATGGTGGATCGTGTCAGGCATGTGGCTGCGGAAACTGTGAGTGTAAGAAATAATGGCAAAAGCAAAGTATGATAAAGACAGAGTAGAACATGAATCAGTCGTTAAAGGTACTTCAATTGGTAACGGTAAATTAAAATTGAACTCCATGAACAAAAAGAAACGATTGAGTTTTAAAAAGTATAACCGTCAAGGTCGATAATTTCTTTCATTGTCATATAAATATTAGGTATGGCAATATATCAAACAGGTAGTAGAGATGCATCTCGCACTAACAATAGTGCCCGAAGTGCTCGTATTTACAAAGACCTAAATTTGATATTTTCGCCACATCCGAATACAAAAGATATTACAAAGAAAACAGATATCGAAGCTGTTAAACAGAGTGTGAAGAATTTGGTGTTGACACGACACTATGAACGACCATTTCATCCAGAGATTGGATCGAATGTCACTGATATATTATTTGAACCAATGACACCATTAACAGCAAACTTATTGACAAAACAAATTTCAGAGGTGATTACAAACTTTGAACCTCGTGCAAGATTGGTGAGTGTAAATGCTAATCCTCAATTGGATAATAATACATACGAAGTCACTATTAACTTTTATGTGGTAAATATTCCCGGTGAGTTAGTTACCTTTACAACCTTCTTAGAAAGACTACGATAATGGCAGAACGAATTAATATTACTGAATTAGATTTTGATGAAATTAAATCCAATTTAAAAACCTTTTTATCAAAACAAAATGAATTTACAGATTATGATTTTGAAGGTTCAGGTATGTCTGTTCTTTTAGATTTATTAGCATACAATACACACTACAATGCTGTTTATGCTAATATGCTCGCCAACGAAATGTTTTTAGATTCTGCTGATTTAAGAAACTCGGTTGTATCTCATGCAAAACATATTGGATATACTGCTCGTTCAGCTCGTTCTCCTTTTGCTACTTTAACCGTTACGGTGAATGATGCGACTGGTTCAACTTTAACAATGCCCAAAGGTACAGCGTTTACTACAACGATTGATGGTGTATCGTATAACTATATTACAAATGTGGCACGATCTATTACACCAACAAACGGCGTGTTTACTTTTTCAAATGTCAAAGTGTATGAAGGTACTTTAGTTACAAACAAATACACAGTCGATATATCAAATGCCAATCAAAGATTTTTAATTAAGAATACAAGTGCGGATACTTCTACACTAAAAGTCACTGTACAAAATTCTTCTGGTGATTCAACAACAACTGCTTACACTTTAACGGAGGATGTTACTAGTGTTGATTCAACATCTACTGTTTTCTTTTTAGAGGCAGTTGAAGATTCACAATACGAAGTCAAGTTTGGTGATGGTGTTTTAGGTAAAAAATTATCTAATGGAAATATTGTCAGTTTAGAATACATTGTTACTAATGCGGCTGATAGTAATGGTGCAACAACATTTACTAATGCAAGTACGATTGGAGGATTTAGTAATGTAACTGTCGTAACTGCTTCTGCATCCGGTGGTGGTGCTGTTGCTGAGAGTGTTGATTCAATTAAGTTTAATGCACCAAAAAAATATTCTTCACAAAATCGAGCAGTGACTACTAACGATTACAAAGCACTAGTAAGAAGTTTATATGCCAATGTACAATCAATACAAGTATGGGGTGGGGAAGATAATAATCCACCAACTTATGGTCGTGTGTTTATTGCAATCAAACCTACTTCAGGTGTAACTCTTACTAACTCAGTTAAAAATTCTATTGTCAGTAGTTTAAACAATTATAATGTTGGCTCTGTGATTCCTGTTATCGTTGATCCTGTGATCACTTACTTAATACCTGAAGTGTATGTAAAGTATGATTCAAAGATTACAACTAAAACAGATAACGATATTGAAACACTAGTCACAACAACAATATCAAACTACAGCACAAGTAATTTAGAACAGTTTGGAAATATGTTTAGATATTCAAAATTTATAAAAGCAATTGATGATACAGATGCTTCAATTCTTTCTAACATCACAAGATTAAAAATGTATCAGTATTTCAAACCAAATACATCTGGTACCAACACCTATACAATTGATTTTAATAATAGTTTATATCATCCTCATGCTGGTCATACATCTATTTTAGAAACATCAGGATTTAAAATTAATGGTTCTAATAGAGAATACTTTTTAGATGATGATGGTTCTGGTAATGTACGATTGATTTATTATGTTGGTGGTGTAAAGACAGTTCAAAATTCAACACAAGGAACAATCAATTATACCACAGGACAGGTTGTAATTAACAATGTTTACATTACAACAATCTCTAATGTTGATGGTGCAACAAGTACACAAATTAGAGTAAAGACACAGCCTGCATCAAATGATATTGTTCCTGTTCGTCAACAACTGATGCAAATTGATACTGCAAATATGATTGTTGATGCATCACTAGATACTTACGAATCCAATGCAGGTGTTGGATATACAACTAATGCAAGTTCATATAACGCAACTGGAACAACTTCAAGCACATCATCAGGTACTACAACAACGGTGACAACAACCGGCGCCGGTTCAGGATCAACATCAAGTTATTAATGACCAATGGCCACAAATGATAAAAAATTATCGAATCTAGTTTCTAGGCAGCTACCTGAATTTGTTCAGTCACAAAGTCCTGCTCTTTTAGAATTTGTCGAAAAGTATTATACTCTTTTAGAATCTGCACAACTTACTATCACTAATCAAGGTGATATCGACAATATACTTTTAGAAACTGAAGTTACATCTTTTCTTCAACTTAATGCAACGGATGAATTTGGAAATGACAATGGTGATTATCTTGTTGATGAACAATCAGGCATTGGTGAATTTCAAAAAGGTGAAACAGTTACAGGACAAACATCTAAACAAACTGCAATCATTTTAGCTGAAGATGCTGACAACGGTAAACTTTATATTTCTTCTAATAGTAAATTTATTACCGGTGAAGAAATTGTAGGTTCATCATCTAATGCAACTGCAATCATTTCCAAATATCGTGCTAATCCTGTTGAGAACTTTACCAATCTTTTAAAGTACATTGATGTTGATGATTCGATTGATGATTTCTTTATACAGTTTCGAAATAAATTTTTAGATACAATACCAAATGATTTAGATCCTGATTTAGACAAAGAGGCATTTACAAAAAGAGTTATTGATTTATATAATAGTAAAGGTTCTAAAAAGGCACATGAAGTTTTCTTCCGTGCATTGTTCAATGAAACACCTGAGATATATTATCCAAACAGAGATATGCTTCGTGTCTCCGATGGTAAATGGTCTGTCGATTCAATTTTAAAAGTCACATTAATCTCACCAACTGATGGTGATACAGGAAACTTAGTTGGGCAAACAATCACACAACAAACAGTTGTGGGTAATACAGTCATACAAGAAGCAACTGCCGTTGTTGATCTAGTTACAAAACAAACAGTTAACAACCAAGAAGTATCAACACTCTTTATTAACTCAGGAAGTATTACAGGAACATTCTTATCTTCTACTGGCGATAACTTTGATTTAGAAGATGATAGTGGTATTCTTCTTTTAGAAACAAATGATCAAATTGATCAAGAGGCACAAGTTTATTTAACTGGTACTGACAATACTGATCCCGATGTAATTATTACTTGTGCAATTGATAAAGTAATTGACAATGTGACAGTAACCAATTCAGGAAGTTACTATACAACAAACGAAGTTATTACAGTTGACAATTCAACCTCAGTTGGTACTAATGCAAGTATTACAGTAAGAGATGTTCAAGGCTCTATAATCAATTCAATCAAAGTAGATGCAGGTGGTTCTGGTTATGTAATTGGAGATAATGTTGTTGTCAATAATACAAATGCAGGTGGTACAGGTTTAGATGCGGAAGTTCGTATCGTCAATGGTAGTTTTACTTTAGAAACATCCGATGATAGTGATCGTCTTATCAATGAAGAAGGTGATATCATTATTATGGAAGATGCTACAAATAGTGGTCTTGGTGACATCACTGATATTTTAATTACAAACAGAGGTCAAGGATATACAACTGTTCCTACATTAACAGTTTCAAGTACCTTAGGTACAAGTGCTGAATTATTTGCTGTAAGTAATAATGCAGGTCGTATGTTAGATGTGAATATACTAGATCATGGTTTCCGTTATGAAACTGCACCAATACTTAAACCTAAACTTCATATGCAAATTGAAAATCTTTCTGCATCATTTACTGTTGGTGAAACAATTACAATGAATGCTGTTTATGATTTAAATTTAGAACAGTTTGATACAAGAGATGACAGAGTAGTTTTAGAACCTAATCGTCCTTCAGAAATTTTATTAGAAAGTGATGATGGTGGTATTCAATTAGAAGATGAATCTGGTTTATTCATTACACAAGATTACGAAGGTGGTGTTGCAAAGAAAAGTATTTTAAATACAAGCCCAATAGAATTTTTAAAATCAGAAAACGATGAGTATCTGATTGCTGAAACTTTAGTACAAGACGATACACTGTTTGATATAATTGCTGAAGACAACGATACACTTATTACTGAATCATTATCAACTGCAACTGCGGTGGTAGAATCTTATGATGGTGATCGAAACATTTTAACATTAACAAGTGTTGACGGAACATTCTTAGTTGGTCAAACAATCACAGGAAACACTTCAGGCGAAACTGCAACTGTCGTATTAGCAAATCAAGCAACACTGTCATCAACTGTCGGAACAACTGTCACATCATCTGGTGAGTTTGTCAATGTTGATGGTCATGCTTCTGAGTTAACAAAAAAGATACAAGATAGTTTCTACTACCAAGATTATGCATATGTTATTAAAGTGGGTGAGGCAATTACATCTTGGAGAGATGACTTAAAACGTTCTATACACCCAGCAGGTTTCAATGTCTTTGGAGAAGTTTCTGTTCGAACAAGTGTCAATGCACAAATCAAAAAAGGATTTACCTTACTCAATGGATTTGGTGAGGGTGACTTTGTATCTTTACTTGAAGTTATCTTTGCTGAGAAGATTGGTAGACGATTAGGTACAACAACGGATGGTACCTCTGTTCGTGCAAATCCAAATCGTGGTATTGAACAAGATACCGCCTTTGCAGCCAATACAAGAGATGTTACATTAAGTACAGAAAAGATTGTTAAGTTTCCTTCTCTACCCACAGAAACAATTCGTTCAATCGAAGTTCGAACTGGTATTGCAACAATGGGTCCAAGAATTGGTACTTTGCAAAACATACTATATAAGACAAGAACATTTAGTCATCCTTTGTATGACCAGACAAGTGATGATACTGATACCGGAATTACAATAGGATCACTGAATAAGATAGTTCTAACCGGTACACGAAATACAAGTTTAAATGGTCAAGCAGTGCGATTGGGTGAATTTGTAAGTAATCCTAAGATGAAAACAAATTTTGCGATTCCTGCTGAGGTGACAAGATCATCTTAAAAAGATGTATAAATAATAAAGTAAATGGAGTTTAATGAAAGATGCCAGCAATAATAACTAACAAATTTCGAGTTCACAGTGCTGAACAATTTAATGAGAGTTTTGGTGAAGCCGGCGATACTTACTATCTAGGCATTGGTCGTCCTCAAGCATTTGTTGATAATCAAGCATTTAATGATGGTACTGATGCAGCCCCACCAACTCCAAATGATGACATAGGGTCTGAGTTTTATGCTTATGATGATATGTTATCTGCAAAAAAGATTTCAAGTTCCGATGTGTCCATAGTTATTCCAAGAAGAAACTGGACTTCCGGTACAGTCTATGACTACTATCGACACGACATTGGAAACATCAATACAGCAGGATCTACAATTTCTGCTACTTCTGGTGCAACAAATTTATTTGATGCAACCTTCTATGTAATGAATAGTACATATGATGTTTATAAATGT